TGCCATTGATTAAACTTCTCACCAAATCTACAACAAATAATTCTCATTTATCTTTCTTCCTACTCCTGTAAAATGTACAACTTTTAATTTTTCGTTTACTTCTTTATCTAGTATCATATAATCAGTATCAAATTTATCCATATACATTTGATTTAGTTTCAAGTTTTCTTTATAGTCATCTGTATATTTCGCAATCCATTCACTAGGTGTTTTAGTTAACTTTGCTTTATGTTCTAATATCTTCCACTTAACGTAGTTTTGTTCACCATAGTATTTCTTATGCACGGTACCATTGTTATAGAAATGCAATTGCCAATACTCTGGATTAAGTGCAAAGTCATCCCATACAAACTTTAAACTACCTGATTTAAACTTATAAAAACCACCATTGATACCTAGTTTGTTTTCCCACCATTGACCATATGTCACTAGTTCGTTTTGTTCTACTGGATATTTAAGTAAGTCATCTATGTTATTGACAATAACTTGATCTATATCCATAATGATTATATCATCACCTGGCTTTTGATATGCAAAATGAGGACTAAAGAATTTAAGTTTATGCCAATGTTTTTTTACTTCACTATAATGATTATAAGGTAAGACTAAATCTGCTTTGACATCTGTATCACTTATACATACAAACTGAAAATCTATTGATGAGTGTTTACGTAAACTATCATGTAGTCTTTCAACATAATCAGGTGTGTAGAAACCATCAAAGTATACCGTACATATTTTAAGCATCCATTACTCTCCATACCGTATCAAAGTCTTTATTAATGGCATGGCACAATATAACCTTTTGAGGTACATGTTTTTGATTTGAAAAGAAATAGTGCCATTTGTCATCTAACCATAATATAGGGACATTGTTTTCTTTTATTTTTACTGCAAATAAAGTTTCATTATCCCAACCAAAGTATTTTAAAAATCTAGGTGGGTGTGAATCTGATTCTTTTGTTAAGTTTGTCATCAACTTTAAGTTTTTATCAAAATCTTTAAAGTATGCTAATGTGTTTAAGTGTTCAGCACTTGCACCTATTATACCTGTATTGATAACATCATTTTTTGTACTTAAACCTTTTTCAAATAACATTGCTTGAGCATTGTAAAACTTTGCTGTAGGACTTCTTATTGTAGTTGATGAGTCATCAACATTCTCTGGTACAAGTACTCTATCGTTATTGTTTAATACAGCAATACCTTTTGTTAAATCCCAATGTTCAAAAAAGTCAACGTCTTGCATAGGTACAACATCAAAATCTAAATAAAGTACCTCATCATATTGTTTTGCTAATTCATATAGTAAATGTATTTTATAGAAGTTAACAATATTGTAAGTTGTTAAATAAGGGTGTTCACGTTTTAGTTTTTGTTCAAATAGAATCCAGTCAGGACCATATTCAAACAACTTAAATTCATAACCTAGTTTCTTTGCGTATGATTGTTTCTGTATTAAAAGTCTTACATAATGTTTTTTTAATCTATCTTTTGTTATTAAATTTATGGGCAAAGCCCTTTTATTTTTTACGATAGGCAACTCTTTATCAAATATATCTAATTCTTCTTTTGGTATATCAATATAAAAACTGAATATTACTCTTTTCATTTTAATTTACCTATTACTAAAAATCTTGTACCACGTTCATCTTTAATTTCATCTTCTACCATTATTTCAGACTCAACAAAATTATCTTTTAGATTTGGTAATTGTGTTTCAAATTCAGCCATAGTACTCACACAATTAATATGTGTAGGTATATCAAACATGTTATTAGATTGAAACGCAAAGTATGTAGGTGCTACTCTTTGCCACCAAGGATTTTTATACTTTGGTGTTGCTCCCCATTCTTTCATTGATGGCATATGTTCACAAGAGGTGTTAATAAATAAATCTGTCTTTCTATATTGATCATCTTTAAAAGTTTTAAATACATCATCACATATTAATTCAACATTTGTATAATTATTAAACAATCTGTTTGTAGCAATATTAATAACTTCTTTATCCATGTCAACTAGTGTAATTTTCTTTACGTGTCTAAAAGCAGGTAAGAATATACTACCATACCAACCACCCATTATTACAATCTGACTATTTTCGTTAACAATACCTAACGACTCAACATGATTAATCAATCTTTCTTTTGCTCTAAATTGATTTATACTATATGAGTCAAGTAGATCAGGATTGTGTCTACCTTCATGTATAATTCTTTTAAATAAATCTAAATCTATTTTGTCTATCATTTAACCCAACTCACTATATCTGTTAATGGTGGACATGTGTCCAATCCTAATTTACCTTGTTTTTCTAACCATTGTTGTCTTGTTTCTTCAGCGTAACCACAACTCATCATTAATATTGGTCTTCTTTTTACCCAACTAAAACCTAAATCATGCCATTGTTGTACATCTCTTATAAAACATATATTGTACGATACGTCTAATCCTTCTTCTAGTAAATAACTTGATAGATTTGTTGCAAACATTCCTACTTCTAAAGCAATATGATCTATGATTTTTTCTACATATTCTGGATACTGCTCATCTGCTGTATGACTACCATTGTCTATCTGTTCTTGGTAAAACTTATTTGGTTTATGTACAACTCTGCTATGAAATGCAAACAAATATGGATTAGTTCTTACATGATTGTAGTTTGGATTAGGATACTTTTCTGCGTCATGTGTTACTTTAGATAAACCTAAAGCATTTGTGTCTTTGTCAACTTTTATATGATTTCTATTAGATAAAGTCCATATCTTTTCTTTCCATTCTTGTTGTTCAGGACCATATACATTTATTCTATATGCAAACATATTGTTTTTAGATGATGTTGTTCTTAATGCTTTTTCTAAAGCGTTATCTATTATTTCTTTTGGTGGAATATCTTTTTTATAACTGATAACGTGTCTTCGTTTGTCTTTTAATAAATCGTAGTGTTTCATTTTCTTACCACACAATCATTTATAACTAATACATCTAACGCTGTTCTTTTAAATGTTCTAATAGCATGATGAGGTGTTTCTACTATTGGTTCCCGACAATTAAAACTAGTATTCAATAACATTGGTATGCCTGTAATCTTGTAAAACTCATTGATAATATTATAAAACTTTTCATTGTCTGTTTTACTAACCGTCTGTATTCTAGCAGTACCATCAACGTGTGTGATACCTGGTACTTTATCTGTCTTAACTTTACATATACGTGACATGTATGGACTAGGTAATCTTGTATCAAAATATTCTTTGTAGTGTTCTTCTAATACAGCAGGTGCAAAAGGTCTAAAGTCTTCTCTCATTTTAATTGTGCTGTTTATTATATCTTTAATGTTAGGATTACGTGGGTCTGCAAGTATTGATCTATTACCTAATGCACGATTACCACTTTCTGATTTACCTTGAAACCAACCTACTATCTTACCATCAGCAATTTCTTGTGCAATTTTTTTATAGTCAGCGTCTTCGTATTTGTAAGGCCACTCGTCATCAAGCATATCGTATTCTCTACCAGCATATACATTTGATTTGTGTATCTGTTTGTTAATCATATAGTCAGCATGTTGATATGTACCTATCGCTTGACCTTCATCACCTACAGCAGGTGGTACAAATACATTCTCATAATGTTTTGTAAATTCTTCATTCATATAACCATTGTAAGCAACACCACCTGCAATACATAAGTTATCACAAGTCTTTAAAGGATATACATGTTCTTTTATTTTATCTAAAGTAAATTCTTGTAAAGTATATGCAAGGTCTTCAACACTATCTAATCTAATTTGTTTAAAGTGTTCTTGTTTCTTTTCAGTTATCTCACCTGCAAGTATTGTTTCAAATACATTGTAATAGTAATCACTATGTTTACCATAACCAACTTTACCCATTAACTTACTAGCACCTAGTGTGCCAAAACCTGTAAGACCTGACATATGATTCCATAACCAACCAATAGGTAACTTATCTGATAGATCAATTAGATTGCCATCTTTATCAAAAAAGACACATCTAAATTTAGAACCTATACCATCTATTGCAAGTATATCAGATTGTTTATAACCTGAATTAAGAAAAGCGTAGGCTGCGTGTGATTGATGATGATCTATAAAGTAGAGATCATCTTTTAAATAATAGTCCCATAGTTTTTTAGGATCATAATTAAATATATCTTGTGGCAACATATCTTTACATTGTCTTATGCCGCCAAAGGTATATGTAAATGCTAAAATACCATTTGTGCCATCTCTTTTATTTGTATCCCAATATTCTCTAACAAATTCATTATTTAATCTGTAATCACTTGGATTTAATATATCTGATTGATGATTATATGCCTCGGCATGATATGGCAGATTATGTTTAAATCTAGTGTGTCGTTCTCTTTGATTATGATACACACCATCATACGTATTATGGTCATGTAAGTTTAATGCTATTGAATATATTTTTTTCACTCTTTTTTCCTCATTATATTTTTTCAATTCAGGAAAGACATCAAATAAGTTTGATTCCCATTTAGTGCCTTTATAGTATTTATCAATTTTTAACAAGTAGTCTATTGTATCTAAATAAGATAGGCCGTTGTTATCTTGTTTTAATACATTTTGTATATCAGGAAAGTTTTCATATTTTGTTATAAGTTGTTTTTTTAATTCATCAGGTAAAACATTTGCACATAATTTTGCTGGTCCTCTTATATTAGACCAGTTGATCTGATTAAATAGTTTTTTATTTTCATCAAACCAATTTATAAGTTCATAAAATCTTAATACACTTAAAAAAGATATTGTGCCATTTACATTTATTTGAACATTAGGATATTGCTTTACCGTTTTTATATTTTTAACTACATCTTCCCAATTTGTTCTACGCCTAATATATTCATCTGTCTTACCTATACCATCAAGTGATACCGTAAATTCAAATTGCTGAAAGTGTTTTATGTAATCTGTAATCTTATATTTACCTTGTCCTAAAACAGACATGTTAGTTTGAAATTTTACTCTCATGTGACTAGTATGACCTGTCTTTATGATTGCGTCAAGTAATTGATAGTATTGTTTCATCACAAGTGGTTCACCACCGATCAGTTTAAGATGGTAGATATAAGGTGCAAATTCAACTATCTGATTTATAATATCTTTTAATTGACCTTTAAAAGAATTAACCTTAACATCATTGCCGTGTTTGATAGTTTCATTACTCATAACCGTTTGACCCTCTAATTCTTTTGAGTTCAATGTTGTTGTTCTTGTAGAAGAGTCATAAGTGTGGCACATATAACAATCTAAATTACATTGATTACCAAATGCTTTAATTTGTACTTCAAAAATTTTATGTTCTATATGACCTCTACCAGTATGTTTAAATGCCTCAACTGCTTCACGTATACCAGGCCATAGGCCATCATTTTGACTTTGTATTTTTAGAGAGGTCTGTCTTCTGGATCTGCCATATTGTTTTTCTTGGTTGATACATGACACACACGATTTTTTTGTTAACTCTAAATCAGAGCCAGGTGTTGTCATTTCTTTTCGTAATTGATTTAGTTTAGGATCGTTTTCAAACCAATCTCTTATAGATGTATCTCTTATATTAGGGCCAAATTCTACTGCTCTAGCCCAAGAGCATGGTGCATAATTACCTTGTATATCTGTAAATAATAATTGAAAAGGTGCACCACAGAAAAATATATCTTGGTCTTTGACTTGTTTTTCAAATGGTCCTACTAGACCATCCATGTGTGGGTCTTCAAACCATGTAGATGTATCTATCTTATCTTCGCCTAGATACTTATCGCCAGGACCACCTTTAGTTAAATGTTCAGGTAATTTATTTGTCATCTTCAAATATAAAGATATCCTCAAATGGTGGGCAGGTATCTTTTTTTAAACTTTCTGGTTTCATATTTTGCCACTTATACAATTCTGCTTTACCAATAGTCTGTATTAGATATGGCATATGTTTAATAAAACTAAAATAATTTTTAGGCCATTTATTGACATCTTTAGGAAAACAAATATTATATGAAGTATCCCAACCTGCGTCTAATACTGCACCTGTAATTGTTTTTGCAATCATTCCTACTTCTATACTCCAACTTTCTCTACCACGAGGTATAAATGATTCTTCACCCATTTCCCATCTAGTACCTGTTTTGGCACATTGTTCTTGTGCAAACTGATTACCTGGTGCAACTCTTGGCGTAAATATTAATGTCCAAGGTGCTGTTGCTAAATGAAACAGATTAGGATTTGCCCGATACGTGAATCCTTTTTGTTCTACATCACCATCAAACTCTACTTTATTGCCTTCACATAGGTCATATAATATCTTACTTCTTTCTTCATTTGGTCCTAACACATATGCTTTATAAGGAAATGCTTTTTGTTTTGATGTTGCAAGAGGATATCCTATTCTTAACATCTCCTCTATTTGTGATTTAGTAGGTATAATATCTTTTTTATAATGAACAACATGTGCCCTTCTTTTTAATGAATCAGTTATACTCATAATACACTCGCATATTTTGATACAGGAAAATGACCTTTAGGTTCAACCCATTCCATACATGTTTTACAATAATTTTCATATTTAAATAATCTAAAATTCATCATCTTATCAACATTTTCTTGTGTTAGTTCAAATGTTTTAGATAATTCAATATTGTTAGCAAACTTTTTACTACAATGTACTATATGCCTTTTCTCAAAATCAATAACAGGTACCATAGGAAAGGCTGCACACATCTTACGATCTATCTCGGCTGCCTGTGTATGAACCTCTAACACATCATCTTTGTTAGGTGTTCTGCCGTTAAAAGATTTAAACA